TGGGGTGTAATAAGATCAGAAGCAGATTTTAGATCTATAGTGGCTAATGAACCATCAATAGATCCGAGATATGCTAAATGTCTATTACGATCCTGCTGATTTTGCAGATCAACCCCAATATGTTTGAGAACTCCAGACAAGTAAGATTCTGCAGCAAGCTGCAGAGCCATATTGACGAGAGGCTCAACACAAATAGTACGTGCAGTTTTTTCATTTTTTGGAACCGTGGTTAATCTCGACCCAGCGACAATTTTTGGTTTCACTTTCCCATGCTTTTCGTCATAAAGACGGAGTCTAGGGGTGTAAAAACGAACAAAGTCGTGGTATTTAGCACATTTAGCAGTGACAGTCCATGGAGCTCCTAGCTTTTCAGCGAAATGAGATCCACGAACGCCATTGCTGGACCCTGGTCCGAAGCGCCATCTTGCGATGAGAGTTTCGAAACAGAGTGTAGTACCGGCTGGAGCATTTGAATTTAATCGAGTGAAACTTTCTAGACCCGTGTATATAAAATCACGGGCATGACTAATGATATCCGCAGAGAGTACCGGTACGGTTCTCAAAGCTTGGTCATTAATCTCTAGGAAGTCGAGAATGGCTTTTTCGTGCGTTGCAACATTACCTATGTTGAAACGTTTACGAAAACGGTCCTCGAGACGCCGTAAGGCAAAGTTCACATGTCCAGCCTCCTCCGCGAGGAGGATGTCGAGTTGGAGAAAGTCTGAGAATGAAGCTAATCGCTGAACATGCTCAGGTGAATCGAAAGAGCTGATATTGGACATTTCGTCTACTCCAAAGAGGTCGAGAATTTAAAAAGCTACAGAATACCTGTCAGAAAAACGTCGCATAATGCGGACGAATTCTGGTTCAGCATGCCAACAAACGCAGACCATTGAGCCCGAATTTCTTCGGCTTCATAAGTGTCTGTGCCTGCAGGTATCGAAATGCTCATATTAATAATGGCAGTTCGAGGAACCTGATTGGCGGCTGGAACAGCTCCTTTTCGACCAATAATCTTATACACATTATTAGGCACATCTTTGATAATGCCTGTCGTTGAGTTTGCCTGTGGTAATGCATTCATTTTCTTTGGTTTAAACATAGCCAAAGTAAAAGGCTTACTTACAGAATGAACGTCAACGCCTGTCTGTGTTCCACCAAGAGCCGTTACTGCAAATTGCTTTGCATTAACGTCAGGAGGTGAATCAGCAGACAAGGTATAAGTAGGGGTAGTGAGTCCAGTAACGGTTGCGCCAGTCACTGGCGAAGTAGGAGCAAATGACATAAGTCGTTTCCTGCAAGTTTGTGTGATTGCGCACGATGAAGTTGAGTGAAAAGAATAAGGACTAGATACTAGATCCTCACTCTTTGGGAAAGAACAGAAGTTAAGTTGGCCAATCGTGAAAGATTTTTCAGGAGAGGCTTGGTCTCAAGACCCACAACTAAAGATCTGTTCGGTAAAGCACCTACTCTTGTTCTTTTAAAGTCATAATATTCAACGAAACTTTCATTATCCCCTGTGTAAGAAGTTATCTTAGCACTAGGAGACGTAGAGCTCTTTGAAAATTGACCATAAACAAGGCAGGAATGTCTTTCAGTGAGATAGCAGAACACAGTAACACCGGATGGTTGTAGATAAGCAAAGTCATCTAAAACATCCGAAACATTACTGAAGTAATCAACCATCCAACTGTAAGGAGTAGCTTCCCAAACTGCAGGAGCTAACTCACGAAACGATAAACCATAAGTATCTCTACAGTGTAAAACACCAGGGGAGATACCGGCTACATACTTACAAGAATAGGTATGCTCGATTCGTACTTTTTGCTGGGCTGATACATACTGTCCAATATTACAAAGGAAAGTAGTGGCTCCCGACTCTACGGAACGCTCTTCATCAGATGTACCAGTAAACCGAAGTAGACTGGAAATCTCAGAAGTGCGTGTAGCGTCGGTTATCAGAGTGTCTAAAAAATTTTCAGCGTCGCCCAAAGTTGGAGCGATGCCGAAATTCCAGGCTAGCCACGAACCTGATACAGCATCACTAATACCCTTGCGGGTAATGTGAGAAGCAATTCTAACAGCACCCTTAATAGATCTAACAGATCTAATAGAGGTAACAGTATCAACTAAAGTCGATAAGTTTTTGTTAGTTTGCTTTACTACGTCGTTATAAAGGTGAAGAGATTCTTTACCTTCAGCTAAGATTGGTAAGAGTCGGGAGTTACCCTCCTCGCTAACAAGCTTAGAACGTAGAACTGCAATTGCTTTGTTTTGTGCTTTAGTCTTAATGGCAGAAGGAACTGCGCGGAAACCCATATCGAAACCGATATAGGATCCCTCACCATAGGTGACACTAAGGGGTTGATTCAATCCTTGTGAGATTGAGTCAGAACCACGTATACGGGCTATTTTAAAGCCATGTATACGTAAAGCAGAATAAGGAGAACCAGCGTCTTGTCGTCGAGCAATAGCGACGCGCCAGGATGGATTGTCTGAACCAGACTTTGTTTCAGACAACTTAACAACAGAAGAGCTACTGCCAGATGTAGTACCAGAAAAATGGTACGCATTAGGTAGGTTAAAAACATTAGGATTCTTTTGAACCTTACGTTTGCTCATAATGTTGTCTCCTTATTAAGTGAATAGGGTCACTATA